GTTGGGAATCGCAATAGCCATTCCTGCGCTTTCGGGGTCATACCCTTCCAGCTGGACCAATCTTGACCGCCATTGGTCATGTAGTACGTTATCTCTGCGTTTGTTACTGGGTCGAATAACTCTGTGTTACTCTTTAGGTCGAATTTCTCTAGTCTGTCTGGACCGAGATTTCCAATCATATTAATCTGGAACATTCCATAAGAATGATCTCCAGTTTTCCTATCCCCGTTATATGCAAGCGGTCTTCCGTTAGATTCACGCTTTGCTATGGACCAAGCTTTCTTAAGGCCTACTCCTTCGAATCCTACAGTCTTAAGTAGTAATACTAGCTCTTCGTCTGTAAGCATCTCAGATGGCTTGTAAATTTCTTTACTGAACTTATCTAAGACTTCTTGCTTTAGTTGGGCTTCAGTTTTCACTAAAGGTTTTACTTCTAAGGCGTTTATCGGCTGAACTGGAAACATAAATAATGTAATCATTACTATTGTCACCAAGTTGTGAGCCAAATCACTAACCTGTTGTTTTATTTTCTCCATTGGCATTTCCTCCTCTAGAGATAACGAACTCTAATCATAACATTGGGAGCATAAACCTGTCAAGCCAGTCAACTAGGATAAGTATGAAGTATACGTGTATAGTTTAGTAATAATTATTTAAAAATATTTTTTTAGGCTTCCCATGTGAACACTTATTTGGTAGAATAGGATCTTCACACTAAATTTAACTTAACCGCTAGGCGGAGAAAAAAGGTATTATAAATGTCTAAGACTATTGCAAACCCGTACGAAAATTTCATTGCGTTATCCCGATATGCAAGATGGATATCAGAAGATAATCGCCGTGAGACTTGGGGTGAGACAGTAGATAGATATTTTAGCTTTATGCTAAACCACTTAAAACAAAATTATAATTACATTCCAGATGAGAAGCTTGTTGCGGAATTAAAAAATGGTGTATTCGAAAGAAATGTCATGCCATCAATGCGCTCTGTAATGACATCAGGAGCAGCATTGGAAAGAGACAATGTTGCTGGATATAACTGTGCATTCTTACCAGTTGATTCACCACGTTCATTTGATGAGACTATGTATATTCTTATGTGCGGTACAGGTGTAGGATTCTCTGTTGAGTATAAGTATATTAATAAACTTCCTGCCGTCCCAGAATCACTAGAGAAGTCAACAACAGTTATTACAGTAGAAGATTCAAAGCAAGGTTGGGCAAAGGCATACCGTGAGTTGCTTGCACTACTTTGGTCAGGACAGATTCCAGCAATTGATGTATCTAAGGTTCGTCCAGCAGGTGCAAGACTTAAGACTATGGGCGGAAGATCATCTGGACCACAGCCACTTATTAACCTATTTGATTTTACAATCGCTAAGTTCAAGAACGCTACAGGAAGAAACCTAAAGCCAATTGAATGCCACGACATTATGTGCAAGATCGGTGAAGTAGTTGTTGTAGGCGGAGTTCGTCGCTCAGCAATGATTTCACTTTCAAATATTAACGATATTGAAATGGCACAAGCCAAGTCAGGTAACTGGTGGGAAGCAAGTCCACAACGTGCATTGTCTAATAACTCTGTTGCGTATTCACGCAAGCCAGAGATGGAGCAATTTATTGCAGAATGGAAATCTCTTTATGACTCAAAGTCAGGAGAACGAGGTATATACAATGTGGCCGCAGCTCAAGCCCAAGCAGCCAAGTATGGAAGAAGAGATCCAGATATACACTATGGAACTAACCCTTGCTCAGAGATTATCCTACGTCCTTACCAGTTTTGTAACCTTTCAGAAGTCGTATTACGTGAAAAAGATACAAAGAAAGATATTGAGCGTAAGGTAGAACTTGCAACCATTCTTGGAACATGGCAGTCAACGCTTACAGACTTTAAATATCTTCGCAAGATTTGGAAAGACAACACAGAAGAGGAGCGCCTACTAGGGGTATCTCTAACTGGACAATTTGGACATAAGTTTATGTCAGGTAAAGAAGACCTTGTTTCACTAGAAGCATTCTTGATGTCTCTTAGAGAGTCAGCAAGAGCAAAGAATAAAGATGAGGCTGGGAAAATTGGGATTCCTGAGTCTGCAGCAATTACTTGTGTAAAGCCATCTGGAACAGTATCTCAATTGGTCGGGGTATCTTCAGGAATGCATGCTTGGCATTCTCCATATTACATTCGTACAGTTCGTGGTTCAAAGGGAGATCCAATCTCTACATTTTTGAAGGAAGTCGGAATTCCTGTAGAAGATGATGTTATGAAGCCAAACGATACATACGTATTCTCATTCCCAGTAAAAGCACCAGAAGGTGCAATTGTTAGAAATGATTTAACAGCTATTGAGCACTTAAACATTTGGTTGGTTTACCAACGTGCATGGTGTGAGCATAAGCCTTCAATTACAGTTTCTGTAAAGGTAGATGAATGGATGGAAGTTGGTGCTTGGGTATATAAGCATTTTGATGAGGTCTCTGGAATTTCATTCCTGCCGCATTCAGATCACTCATATAAGCAGGCCCCTTACCAAGAAGTAGACAAGGCAGAATATGATGCTCTTGTTGCAAAGATGCCAAAGGATATCCGCTGGGAAGACTTGTCTTTCTACGAAACAGAAGATGGCACATCTACAAACGCTACTTTAGCGTGTAGCTCAGATGGAAATTGTGAGCTAGTAGACATTTCTGCCTAATATGGTAGAATTATAGTATTGGGGGAGTTCCCCAAAATTCTGAGCACACCGCTCAAAATGGAGATGATAAAATGGCTAAATTAGATAAGTCTGATTTAAACAAAGATGGAAAGGTAACAATGACAGAACAGATTTTAGCAGCGCTAGGAACATATGCTCGTGCATTTCTTTCAGCAGCAATTGCTCTATATATGACTGGGAATACCAGCCCAAGAGATCTTTTGATGGGTGGATTTGCCGCAGTGGCACCAGTTATTCTTAAGGCCCTAAGTCCAAGTAGCAAAGAATTTGGATTCGTAGCAGAGCCAAAGTAATAAAATTTAATATCGATTAGAAGTGCCCTTATGGTAAAATATCCATAAGGGCTTTTCTAATTTAGGGGTAAATGTGGCAGCGCAAAAGAATTTCGAAGTAGATCAAAATACAACCTTTACATTCGAGGTTCAGTATCTTGATGAAGATCAAGTTCCTATTCAATTACATTATCACACAGCAAAGCTTCAAGTAAGAGATACACAAGGCGGGAAAAAATTAGCATTTACCCTTGTAGAGAATGATGGGATTGTAATTAACCCAACTCTAGGTAAGCTTCAAATTTCAATATCAGCAGACAGAACAAATAAAATGTTTTATCCAAAATCAGCATACGATCTAGTCCTTATTGACCCAAGTGTTAACAAGACAAGATTGCTAGAAGGGTACATGACCTTAAGTAGGTCTGTGACGATATAATGGCAACACGCCTAATAGTAACCGAAAATAATCCACTAGTTGTAGTAAGAGCATCTGGAGCACCTGGCCGTACAATTATTAGCGGAACGGGAAACCCAAACAACAACCTAGGAGTACCTGGGGATTTTTATTTCGATACATCAACAACAAGATTCTGGGGGCCAAAAGCTTCTCAGACTAACACTTGGAATATAGCCCAAAGCTTCATTCTAGATAAGCAAATATCACTATCACATACGTGGGAGCTATCTCAAGTAACTGGACCAGTAAATGGAGTATACTCTGTCGTCATAAACCATAATCTAGGCTTTAGCCCAAATGTAACGGTAAAGTCTAGCGCAGGCGACATATTAGAAACAGGAATAGACTATAATAGTATTAATCAAATAACACTGACTATGGCACAACCGTTTTCAGGGACAGCACATCTGTCATAAGGGAGAAAGAAAATGGCAAGAAAATTTTTAGTCAGCGTCGATCTCAATAAAAATGAGCTCCTAAACGCTAGAATTCAGAACTTGGGTGCAGCACCATCAAACCCAGTATCTGGACAAATTTATTACGATACATCAAACTCAACGATGTACTACTACAATGGACTATCATCACCTGATGGCCCATGGATGCCAATGTCTGGATCAACAGAAGTTGTCCAAGATATCATTGGAGCATCTGTACTTGCAGGAACAGCATTAACATCAACATACAATGATGCGGCAGGAACAACAACACTTAAACTAAATGATACAGCTGTAACAGCTGGTTCGTATGGATCATCAACAGCTATCCCAACATTTACAGTTGATGCACAAGGACGTTTGACCGCAGCTGGCACAGTAGCACTTGCAACACAATTAGATTTAGGTGCAGATAATGCACACGGTGGATTTAAGCTTGATCTTCTAACTGACTCAGTAAAGTTTGTCGGCGGAGAAGGAATTGACACCAATTACACAACAGACGGAACTCTTCATACAATTACAGTATCTGCAGAAGACGCAAGCGCATCCAATAAGGGTGTTGCAAGCTTTGATGCAATAGACTTTACAGTTTCAGCAGGAGATGTATCTCTAAAGGCTGAAAGAATCCAAGACATTGTTGGAGATATGGTTATCCCAACAAATACTGAAAATGGAATCTCAGTCACATATGATGATACAGCAGCAAAGCTAAACTTTGATGTTTCCGATTTTGACGTACAGCTCTCTGGAGATGTAGTCGGTACAGCAACAGTAACAAACCTAGCAAGTATCAATATCTCAACAACAATACAGCCTAACTCTGTAGCCCTTGGAGACGATACAACTGGTGCGTATATTTCAACAGTTGCTGGAACAGCAAATGAGATTACAGTAGCTGGTTCAGGCGGAGAAACAGCAGCAATTACAATTGGTTTGCCAGATGACGTAACAATTACTAACAACCTTACAGTTGGCGGTAACTTAAACGTAACTGGAACAATTAACTCAGTAAATACTACTCAGGTAAACATTGTTGATAATAAGATCAACCTTAATACCGACTTTACAGGAGCCCCAACAGTAGATGCTGGTATCCGAGTAGAGCGTGGTACATCTGCAGACGTAGAAGTACTATGGAATGAAACAAATGATCAATGGACACTTACAAATGATGGCACAAACTATCATGAGATTGTACGTAAGTGGAAGTCAGATATCACTACAACCGTTTCAGCTCCATATACATTTGCAGCAACACACAATCTCGGAACACGGGATGTAACAGTTGCAGTTTACTCAAATTCTTCACCATATGAAGAGGTTGAGGTAGATGTAGATCACACATCAGTTAACGTAGTAACATTAACATTTGCAATCGCACCAACAGCTGGAGCATACAGAGTCGTAATCACTGGTTAAGGAGAGATAAATGTCTGTAAAAAGATTAGTCTCCTTAAATACAGTCAGTTTAGCGACTGACCCAGCCAATCCAAGAATAGGTGACCTATATTTAAATAGCGTTGCTAACAAAGTAAGAGTTTATACTAATACTGGGTGGATTGAAGTTGGAGCAGGTTCAGCAGGATCTGCAGTATCAATAGGAACTACCGCACCAACAACACCTTCTCCTAAAGAAGGCGATCTTTGGTACAACAATGTTGATCCTCATTTTTATACTTATGATGGAACATATTGGGTAGAAATATCTTTTGGTCCAGTCGGACCAGTTGGTCCAGGAGTAGCAGCAGGCGGAACTACAGGACAAATTGCAGCAAAATCTTCAAACGCAGACTATGCAGTTACATGGGTCAACCCTTATACCGATGTAAATGCAAAGGATGCAGTAGGAAATGCGGTAGGCTCAGGCTTATCTTATAATACAACAACAAAATCAATATCAGTAAATACCGCATTAATTGCATCTCAGACATACGTAGATAATGCAGTATCAGGTCTTGCTTCAACTGCCGCCACAACATACGTACCAGATACTCTGGTCGGAAACCCTGACGGTATAGCAACCCTAGATTCAAATGGAAATGTTCCAATATCCCAGCTAGGCAATATAATTGACGGGGCCCCACTAGTACTGGATACCCTTAATGAATTAGCAGCGGCTATTGGAGATGACGCTAATTTCATTACTAATATTACTAATTCTGTTTATGACACAGAAATTGGTATAATAATGGGAGCGTACTAGGAGATAATATGGCAAATGTAGCAAAACAATTTGTAAGGGCAGCAGCAGCCACTTCCTCAGCAACGCTATATACTGTTC